GTTGTATGAACATCAGCTAATGAAGTAATTGAAGACGTATTATCTAACTTCGTAGCAAGTGATGTTGTTACTGTTGTTGAGAATGCAGCATCATCTCCAAGAGCTGCCGCTAATTCATTTAAGGTATTTAAAGTAGCCGGGGCAGATGCAACCAAAGCAGCAACACCTGAATCAATTAATGTTCCTATCCCGGATATGTTACCGGCATTAAGTGCCCCGCCAGTAGATTTATTTGTTAATGTTTGTACAATTATTTCATCAGAATCAGCAGCAGCTAATGTCAAAGTAATAGTATTTCCTGCAGCTGTGTAGTCATCTGTTCTATTTAAACGAATACCATTCAAGAATACCTGATGATCACTATCATCAATCACAAGAGATTTGCCTACCGCATCATTACCTGTAAACGCAGTTTGACCTACACTAGCAATATATTTGTAATCTCTAAAGAGAGATTTGCCAAGTACTACTGTACCCAAAGTAGATGCAGCTACTCCAATATTTGTTACTACTAAGTCATCATTAAGTGAAGCTGCAACATTAAGTGTTATTGTAGTTGTGCTACCTACCGTATAATCAGTACCTTTTAAGAGATGTAAACCATTTAAGTAAACTTGAACTCCATTAGCACTAATTACTAATGTTCCACCCGAAGTAGCCGTACCAGTAAATACTGTCTGACCCGCAGTTGCAGTAAATCTGAAAGTTGAATACTCAGAAGTAAAGTTTCCGCCACCGCCACCGCCACTAGCTCTAGCTGAAACATATGCTGAGTCAATTAATCCTAGGATAGTCGAGCTATCAGCAGTTCCGCTTCCGCTTCTTGCCGCAATGTACGCACTATCAATAATTGCTTCAACTGCAGCTGAATCAGTTCCGGGTGATTGTCTTGCCTGAACATATGCTGAGTCAATAAGTAATGATCTTGATTGAACATATGCTGAGTCAATCATTCCAAGAGCACTAGCAGAATCGTATGTAGAAGCTCTTGCAGTAATATATGCTGAGTCAATCATTGCGCCTACAGCAGAAGAATCGATACCTGATGGAACGACTCTTGCTTGAACATATGCTGAATCAATAAGAATAGTTGCTTTATCTGAGTCTAATTTAGAACCAATTAATGCAGTGATAGTAGTTGAGAAGTTTGCATCATTTCCAAGTGCTACTGCAAATTCATTTAAAGTATCCATAGCAGCAGGTGCGCCATCAACTAAGTTATTGATAGCAGTTGTAATATCGGCACCTGATGCAAGATCTATCCAAGCACCGGCATGAGCATAATAAGCTTTACCTGTGCCATGCACGTGGGCAAACATACCGTGATAATCACCCGCAGCTGGAAGATCTGCCAAGTTTGAATATACATTAGAATAAAGGATCTTATTTGATCCCATATCCAAATCTTTTCCTGTGATATTGCTATCAACTCTAAGATCGGTATAATAAAGATTTGAATCTTCAGAAAGTAACTTAGTAGTTGCACCACTTAGATCAAGAGGTGTAGCAATACCAAGAGAATCTGTAGCTAAGAATGTACCGCCAGAATCTTTCAGTCTTAATCCACCAAGGTGAATTGTATTACCTTTCAGGTACAAATCTCTCCAAGCAGATGTTGGGCTACCTAAGTCATATGTTTCATGAGCAGTTGGAAGAATAGTGTTAAATGATACATTAGTATTCTCAAGTGGTAACGCTAACCAACTTCCGCCTAATGCTGCTCTAACTTTATTATCACTTGTGGTAGTAGCTACCATGCCTGGATAAGCTGAAGCATCTGGAAGTTGACCAGTTGTATTTGCTGTAGATCTATATGTAATTCCATATGCACCAAAGTCAATAGCTCTTGTACCGATGCCTGTAATAGGATTAATATGAGCCGAGTCAATCATTCCAGTTACATAAGCACTATCGGCGATGTTTAACACATAAGCACTATCAGCAATAGATGTAATCCAGCCTGAATCGGCAATGGATAATACCCATGCGCTATCATATTTTGTATCAGTGATACTAAACACATAAGCACTATCAACTATTGAAGTTACATAAGCACTATCGGCAATATTCTTAATGTATGCGGAATCTATAATGTTTGTAATATAGGCACTATCGGCAATATTCTTAATGTATGCACTATCAGCAATATTTGTGATGTATGCAGAATCAATGATATTTGTAATATAAGCAGAATCAATGATGTTTGTAATATAGGCACTATCGGCAATGTTTGTAACATAAGCAGAATCGATAACATTCGTAATATAAGCTGAATCAATAATTGAAGTTACATAAGCACTGTCAGCAATTGAAAGGACATAATCAGAATCAATAATTGAAAACACATAAGCAGAATCAATGCCTGCAGCAATGATGTCATCTTTTTTGACTCTTAGGTTAATAAAGTCTGAGTCTAAAACACCAGTTAATAGATCTGCACCATCAATTCTAAAACTTTTGCCAGCGCTTACATTGATATCTCCGGCAACATCTATTTGATACTGTGGTAGAGATACGCCAATACCAATATTCTGACCAACTTTCTGGTATATAATGCCAGCTAATGTTGCTTCAAATACCGATGATAATTGTAATGGAGCACCGTTAATTGATAGGCTAAAGTTAGTACCAAATCCACCAATTTCTAGATTACCACCTACAAATGTGGGGCCACCAACTCTTAACGCATGTTGAAATCCTGAAGCAGTAGCAACACCCATTTTAAATGTAGATGCTGTTTCAGATGCATGACCAAAAAGATTTTTCTCAAAGGCAAAATTAGCAATTTTAGTATCTATAAGATCAGTAGCTTCTTGTGAATCTAAGAATAAATTTTGATCTATTAAATCATTAATATAAAGGGCATTAATAGTATTCTGATATGTTTCACCTTGGAGGAATCCATAATTTTGTTGTCTTGCAAAGATATAATCAGAATCAAAGAATGCTGTTGCAGAATCTGGAGCAATATAGAATTGCGCAGTCTGGTGTGTAAGATAAACTTGATTTCCTTGATTTGAATCAAGAATTCTGTCACCTTGCCAATATAATGATTGTACATTAAGACTACCCGCAACATCTAAATCATAACCTGGAGTTGTGGTTTTAATACCAACTCTTGGAGCAGTTGTATAAAGATAATTTGTAGTAGCATCATTATAGAAATACTGCGAAGCAGGCATAGATGTTCTATAATGAGCTGTGTTAATATGTGATTGTACATATGCAGCGTTAGCGTTTCCTCTAATCCATGCTTGGTTAGCAACATCATCTTGGATATAGTTATAAAGTCTTTTCCCTTGACGATAATAATCACCAGATCCATCCGTATTAATATTTCCTAAGACATCTAAGCTATATGATAAACCAACACTATTTTTGCCAATAGCCATATTGCCATTCAGAATAGCAAGGGTATTAGCTGCTGTTACTGAGCCTCCGCCATTTCCTAATGATATACCAATTGAATTGGCACCACTTACTGTCATACCAGAACCTATAGCAATAGCCGCAAGCCCGGTTGATATACTATTATTTCCAAGAACTATTGCACCAGCAGCAGCAGCGTTACTGCTATTACCAATTGCTACACCACCGTTAGTTGCTTGATTTCCAAAACCAAAGGCAAAAGATTTTGCAGTAGAAGTACTAGATCCAACTATGTTAGCATGGCCAAATCCGTATCCTTCAAATGATATAACGTTATCTGAACCGAAGGCAAATCCATTATCTTCTACACTATTATTTCGTCCGTAAATATCACCGCCTCTAACAGTAGTGTTATTCGTACCATAAATGTTTCCGCCTCTTACTACAGAGTTTCCAGAACCAAATATATATCCACCACTACCATCTGCGCCACTACTGTGACCTAAGCCCGTATTAAACGAACCGTATACATTTACGTTTCTATGTTGAGTATTATTATTACCAAAAATCGTGCTGCCTCTAATAACAGTATTTCCAAAACCTAGAACTTTTGAAGCTTTAGTGATATTGTTGTTGCTTGATCCAAGAATCTTAACGTTAAGATCAACAGTGTGATTAGAGAAACCAATGATTTCTGAAAATCTATTAATTGCGTTGTTGCTTGACCCGATCACTGTTGATTTAGTGATATTTGTGTTGCTTTTGCCCATAACAACCGCCTGGGTTGAGATGCCAGTATTTCCCATACCTATGACAAACGCGCTAGACCCAGAAACCGAGTTACTTACACCAATTGCTACTGCATTTGAACCATTCGCAGTGTTAGTTTTACCAATTGATATTGAAGAACTACCACTTGCTGTTACATTTAAACCAATTGCAATGCTTCCATTTCCGTTAGCAATCGCGCCTAAACCTACACCAAGGGCACTATTTGATGCTGTTACATCTTTACCTAAAGATACACCATTGTTTGAAGCTGAACTGTTTAAGCCAACAATTACTGAGCTTGTACCAGCAGATGAAATATCTTTACCAATAACTACTGCAAACTGGCCAGCAGTCACGTCTGATCCGATTGAAACCGCTGATCTTCCAGAAGTTGCTTTATAACCAATTGCTACTGCATTTATATCACTTGCATTATTTGCAGTAGTAACTTCTCTACCGATTGAAGTACCTGTTCCAACTGCTACATCTTTACCAATTCCAACGCCGCCATTTGGACTAGAGCCAGTTTGTCCGGTATTAGTAATAGTATGTCCAATTGAAACTGATCCGATTTTTTTGTTAGTGTTAGTAACATTAAAACCAATTGCTACACCTTCAGTTGCAGGGTTGTCGACATTGTAACCAATTGCCAATGCCTTAGTTGAATGCCCACCTGTTCCAGTATCTTTTGCGCCAGCAGCCGTGTACGCAACTTTACCTGCCTGAACATCATAACCAATAGCAGTTGAGTAATCAGTAGCTAACGCGTTATAACCGATACCTTGTGAGAAAAGACCAACTTCGTCGCTATCCCATTTTGCAATAGTACCATCAACATAACCTGCGCGGAATGCACCATACTCTGGAATCCACATAAGTCTTCCGCCAGCACCAATTTGTCCGCCTGTGTTGCTCCGTGGAACTACGCCAAATTTAGGATGATTTGCTACGGCTGTTACATTAGAACTAAGCAATAACATGTTGCCCGAGTCCATTGCAAATCTTGTAGTAGTATCGTATGTAGGATTAACGGTACCCTGTTGACCGATGATTACCGCACCTTCTTCATCATAATAGATTTTTCTATTAGGTGATGTTCCAACACGATTCCATGGAGTAATAAGTCTAGTGCCAATATAAGTTGAATCGACAATTCTCATAATATTGGAATCAAAAGATCTACCAACATACGGATCAGTTAGATTATATCCTTTAGCAGAATCGTATGACGCTGCATAATATGGACCATAATAAAACTCGGATGAATCTCCAACTTTTAAATTACCAGCAAGACCATCAGCACTATCCCAAACTTTTCCTCCGTTAGCGACAACCCAATCAGAATCTGCCCGAGCAGCCCATTTTAAATTCATTGGAACATTAATATTAGCATACTGATTGACAGCATTCGTAACAGTTATACCTTTATTAAATGTTGCACTATCTTTGACTAAAAGTGATTTGTTTATAGTTACATTGCCAATATCAAATTCAGTGCTACCCTTAACTGTAGTAGTACCAATAATATTTGTAGCACCAGTGAATGTTGATGGTCCAGTCTGAGTTAAGTTACCTGTTAAAGAGATTGGAGGAGAAGTAATATCATATTGGCCTTCAACAGTAAACCCACCCTTAACAATAAGGGACGCTGTGTTTTTCTTACTTCTTGTTACAACTTTAATTTGATCATTTAATTTGAAGCTACGGTTTGCTTCAGAATCAAAGATATTAACCTGTGTTGATGATGCCTCTTCCCACTGTTCGCCAGAACTATCAAGGAGTACATTATTTACATAAACTTCTGTAAGTCCATTATTAGTATAATTAAGAATCGAACGTATACCAGTAGTTAAAACCGATCCATTGAAAAGTGTAGCACTATCTTTAAGTCTTAACGCTTGTAAAAGGTTGCCTTTAGTAGAAGTTACTGAATGTAAACCAATATTTTTAACATCAATAGAATGCGTTTTAACTAATGGTACTACGTTACTATCACCAATACTATCATGGCCTGGAATAGATGTTTCACGAACGGTGATTGCTGTACCGTTAGCCCAAGCCCAATCAGCAGCAGATTCACGAATATTTTGAGTTCCTGGTACCAATGTACCTTTTGTCAATTTTGTAGAATCATACCCAAGAGCCAGATTCAAGACATTTTTTGGAGTAACAAGAAACACTTCAGCATATTCAGAATCTAATCCAGGTGTTCCTGTTATAGTGATAGGCATGAAGGAATCGTTGTTAGCTAAGAGAAGATTTTGGATGGTTGATTGTGGTACAATAGTTGAATTAAGATGTGTAACGAAATAGCTATCAGTAGTAAGATCTGAGAATAAGAATGTCCAATTCGAATCAGGTGTAATATCAAATCCAGATATTACACTCGCACCGCCAGCATTAAATCCGGAGTCAGCTCTTACATCGCCTCTAACATATAGTCTAGACCCACCAAAATTAATAGGAGCACTATCTGCGCCAATTGCAACTTGAGTATCAGCATTATGTCCAGGACCACCGAAAAACAGTGTATTGCCAGAAGCGCTTCTTCTAAAATGTGAACTGTCATTAGCATGAGAAAGGATATATTCAGGACTAATAACACTTTTCATAAAGCTAGAATCAACGACTGATGCAATAACTGCAGAGTCAATATTCATTCTATCTTTTACATAATCATTATTAACAATCTTAGAAATATATTCTTTTGTGGGCCATGCAACTAATTGCCCATCAGCAGCTGTTGTAACGATAGGTGTTTTGATACCATCGACCGATTGAGTATTTGCTGCAGCAATTGATGCTGGGTCAGAAATTAATGTGTTTAAAGCAGATGGTAAATCAATTCTAGTTCTACCAGTTACGTCTAATTTAAACTTATGGTAATCCGTTCCACTTATTGTTTCTTTATAATTAGCGTTTGTTGCATCAGCTTCTGCTAAGCTCTTATTAATAATAACCGGATTCGTACCAAGACCAAGATTTGCTGCAGGTAAGTTATAGCTGCGAAGTGCTCCACCAGTAAAAGTCCAGAAGTTATCAACTGAAACCCGTGCTTGAACATAAGCAGAGTCAAGAAGACTAAACATATTCGTTAATAGTCCGCCGCTGGGGCGAGTAACGTGACTATCAAAGCTTAATGGTCCAACTGTCCAATCTGTGCCGGCCGAGAAGTTGAAATGCAAGTCACCTTCGGTTGTTAGATCACCTGCAAGTGTTGTCGCACCTGCCACACTTAAAAGACCAGCAACTGCTAAATCAGGACTTGCTACTGCGACAACTGTTGCCGCAACTTTTTGGTATACTGACGCGCTAGTTAAGTTCGGTGTTCCTAAGTATGCTGATGACTGCAATGCTTGTGTTAAGCCTACATCAGTATATAAGTGAAAAGTACCAGGTGTAACTGGGTCGATGAAGTAAGTAACGCTATTGAAGACTTTAGCTGGGGTGAAGTTAACATCCGCAAACCTAACAGCATCTCCAGCTACAAGGCCGTGCCCTGCTGCGATAACTGTTAAGTTTGTTGGAGGTGTAACATCAAAAGTAAATGTTGCAGGAGCAAGAACATTGAGAATTTCGTATCCGCCAAGAGGCGCCGATGAACTTACAACAATCGCGCCGCCCGGAACTGCCGCTACTGTACAAGCTCTATCAGTATATAATTCAAATGTTGATCTTTTGCTACCAACTGCTCCAGCAACTAGCGTAATACTTTTTACAAAGAAGAAGTTATCATTAGCTTTAACATAGTTAAGAGCAGCGGCACCGGCTCCTGTTAATCCTTGAAATTTAACAGCGTCTCCTGTACCTGCACCGGCAGCTGCCGGTAACATGTGACCATTAGTTTCACTAAGATCGTTTACTTCTACTACAGGGGCACCGGATCCTGGATTCGATATTGTAAATGAAACTGCTTGACCAGCAGATGTTGTTGATAAATCACCCGATTGATATGCTTGGGTATTAAATACTGTTCCCGAACTTACTGCGGCAGCAGCAGCAGTAACCGTTACTGTTGCCTCATTACCACTTATATAATCTTTGATATGTTTTCCACCAATATAAAGACTAGCACCGCTATCAATATTGACATCACCATGTACATCCAGGGTATAAGCTCTATTAAACCCTGTACTATACGTTGCTTTAGAAATAATTCCGCCATATGGTCTATTAGCAGTTTTACCAATCATTACATTAGTATTATTCAAGCCTTTATGGATATGGGCGCTATCAAGAAGATTAAGCCCAGAATCATTAAAGTTGAGTGGATTCATTATTACCACGCCGCGTGATAAACCGGTTGGAATAAATGTGTTACCACCTATAAATACTGTATTCTCTGAGACTCCACCGGTTCCGTCAGTATTGCCATATTGCCTGTTTCCACTGGCAGCTATATAGTGATGAGAATCTGACCAGCCCTTACCAATTATAATATTAGATTTAGAATTTACACCCGCAGTTTGATCTTGTACAAGGTAGTTATCTTTACCAATTATAATGTTGTCTTGAGTATTCGTATTGTTGCCTTTGATTATATTGGTTTTACCAATAATAGTATTCTGTTTGCCTGCGTATATTTCGTTGTCTGCACCAAATATGAAATTAGTTGAAGACTTCTTAGCTGCACTTAGCGGGCCTTGAGTAATATTAGAAAAACCTATTAATATATTCTCTTCAGTAAAACTATCACTAAGATTAGCTTTACCCATTAATACATTACCAGAACCATTACCCGATACTGTATTGTCTTTTCCTAATATTAAGTTATTATCACCTGTTTGTGTGTGGCCAACTTTACCAAGTTTATTAGACTTGCCTAACGCAAAGTTTTCTGTGCCGAGCGATGCAGAGTCTTGGACGTTTTGAATTCCGATGAAGTAGTTGTGATCTCTAATAATTATGTTTTCTTTACCGATAGCAACAGAACCATCACCAAGCTGTGTTGTCTCTACAAATCTTCTATGTCGTGTTGAACCAACTTTATTTTTATCACCAAGAGAGATAGAGTTCTTACCTTTAGCGTATGGTTCCTCACCCATACCTATAGAGGTTACGCCCAAATCAGAATTAAGATGTTCGCCTAAAGCTATTTTACCAGCTCTAAGAACACCAGATTTTGAGCTATATAAGAACATACTATTATATAAAGTACCGGCAGGGCCACCCGCTGAATCGAATATTGCAGAATCAGTAGCACTTGGTCCATAAAAATCAGAGAAAGATCCGTCTACTTGGATGTCGCCTCTGACAGATAGTGCGGCATTAGCATCAATTTTACCTATACCAATATTTCTTGGGGTCAACATAGTAATTTCACGGCCGCCATCAACGAATACATTAGCAGAAATCGGTGCCCCGCCTTCTGGATTTAGCTGCTGAATCTCTCCGCCGTATAGAATATTACCACCAACAAAGAGGTTACCTACTCCTTGAGAAATCGGATTAAACATATCTGATTCACGTCCAATTGAGACGTTACCACCTTGAATAGAAAAGAGTTCATCATCTTGAACAAAACCTGGAATGAATCTATCAGTATTGGTTAAATCTTGTCCAGCACCAGCAACTGGAGTTGTAGTTCTTAAGTTAAAATTAACACTACGGTTACCAGATGTAATACCTTTATTACCAATGCCTACCGAATTGTTGCCTGTCACTGTTTGATTTTGGCCAATAGCTGTTGCTCCGCCGCCCGAAACAGTATTGACCGAACCAATAGCAAATGCTAAAGTAGCATCTACAGTGTTTTGATAACCAAAAACAAATGCAGCTTGGACGCTACCGCCTGCTGCACCAGCAGTATTCTCTTGGCCAATTATATGATTACCAAGACCGTCTCCAGCATTGTCTTTACCAATTAAAACGTTTTGATTTGATAATCTAGAAACACCAGCTCTGTTATTTTTACCAAGAAGGACATTATCAGCTCCGCCGAATGCGTTCTTGTGTCCTAATCCAACCGAATAAGTGGATGGGAATGAGGGTGATCCGTCAGAGTTTTCTGCACCAATAAGAACATTGAACAATGAATTGGCTTTAATTATTTTGTTTTTGGATCCAAGTGCAATACTATTAGGAGCGTCTGCTACAGAACTATCACCAACTGCAAATGCATTGAGACCTTTTGCTTTTGCATTTAAACCAAATGCTGTTGATTGAAAACCAACATCCAACCAATTAAGCTCACCTACTGAAGAGAAATAACCTCCACGAGTAGCAGCTTTGCCAGGAATAAATGTAAACCTAGAACCAGATGCACTGTCAGCAGTATCGGTTGTAGCTGCACTAACGCCAAACGCAGCATGTAAATTAGAGGTTAAAGAATACTCACCAGATCTAGTAATGTTGTACCCAGGATCAGCTGCACCATGCGGTGCGCCTGCGGCACGTTCGCCTTTTACTGCAAATACACCACCATGAACTTCAAATGCTTGCTTTGGTTTATCTGTACCAATTCCTACACGTCCATAGTTACCAAATGGTTTAGTAGCACTAAGATCTCTAGTTGCATAATATGCATCATCATCAGCTTCTTTAGTAAATAGTCCACCACCAGTAAATGCTGCACCATTTTGCATAAGTGCGCCGGTGAAGTTAATAGTACCGTCTTTATGAACTTCAAATACCGAACTATCTTGAAGAGTTAAACCTCTAATAAGAATCGATACGTCTGAATCATTTGCTACGCCTGGCCCGCCTGGGAATCTTCGAAGTTCTGCGCCACTGTCTTTACTCACATCACTTCTGAAATAGTTTATAGGTAAACTTGAAGAGAATGAATCTCCTTCAAGGCTAACAGTTATACCCTGAAAATCTCTTGGTTGAGATGAATCTTTAAAATACCAAACATTAGGATCAACACCACGTAAAACTGGACGATCTTTATAAGATCCTACCTGGATCCCACTAGCATCTAGTTGACCAGTATTTTTATCAACAGTTACTCTATAGTAACCTGAATCCTGGATGAGTTGTCTTGCTAAGAGTAAACCATTAGTATTACCACTATATTTATCGGTGCGGTCAGCATATAAGATCTCGCCGCCTTCAACGGAATCTAAATTTCCAGACACTAGCACAGATCCAGCAACTAAATCAGTTAGTCTGAGATTTTTAAATACAGCCGGTTCGTACGATACAACTTCACCGCCAGGCTTAATAGTAAGACCAAAATTTATACCACGAGTTTTACCAAACTGTAACCCAATTCCAGAATCATATGTAAAGTCTGAATCAGTGTGCAGTTGGCGATCAGCACCTAAAAACGCAACACCCTGTGGATTAAGCGCAGGAAATTCTAATCTATTAACTTTAAGATAGTCAACAAAACCAGAGTCAGCAGCAAAATACTTAAAATACGCTGAGTCAGCTTCTAAATCTTTATTCCATAAAAGCCGGTTTGTTTGCCAGTTATTACGAGTAGCATTCCATGTAATATTTGCACCGACTGGTCCACCGATAGTAATACCTGCTCCAGAAGCAAATGCAGAGTCAGCAGCGGATTCTGCTAATAGAATATTAGTATCTTTAATTGTAACAGTCTGTGACTGAATAGATGTCATAACACCTTGGACGTTTAAATCACCAACGATATTAACTTTACCAGCTACATTTGAAAATGGGAATGGATCAATATTAATTGTACCAGGACCACGATATTCTCCACTATGCGCAATGCCAAAACTATGATAAAAAGAATGACCACTATCAATCAATGCGCCATCGATATGTGCAATTGTTATGTGTGCACTATCAACGTCAAGCTGTGAGATATATGCACTATCAACATCAAGTCTTGAAATATAAGCTGAGTCTACATCGAGATCTACAATATGAGCACTATCAACATCAAGTCTTTGGATATGTGCTGAGTCTACAACAAGCTGGCTAATGTAAGCTGAGTCTACATCAAGCTGACTAATGTAAGCTGAGTCTACCATTAAACGAGAGATATAAGCAGAGTCTACATCGAGTTGACTAATGTGGGATGAATCAGCTGTAAGTCTTGAAATGTGGGCTGAATCGACATCCAGTTGTCCGATATACGCACTATCAACGTCAAGCTGTGAGATATATGCGCTATCAACATAAAGTCTTGAAATGTATGCGCTATCAACATCTAAATCGAATATATAAGCAGAGTCAGATGTAAGTCTTGAAATATAAGCTGAGTCTACATCAAGATTCCAAATAAACGCACTGTCACCAGTAAGTCTTGAAATGTGGGCTGAATCAACATCTAAGTTTTGAATTTGTGCAGAGTCAGCAACTAATCCATGAATTAATTGATAATCTATTCCTCTTACAGAATCGAGTAATAAAAATTTGTTCCCTACAGCAACGCCAGGTGTACCTGAGGCCATTAGGGTTGTAAAGAATTCACCGCCAATTGGTGCAACTCTTGATGCCATTTGAGGAACAGTTGTAGAATCAACTGCCGGTCCAATACCGATAAATAATTTGCCCCCCGCTATACTATCTGCATACGAATATGCAAGTTCGCCAAGTGCTAAACTCGTTGGAGTCGGAATCGAGCCGGATCTTTTAATCTGGATTATAGATGCCATGAAATAAACAACCTATCTTTATGCTTCTTTATGTTTTAACTATTTATATGTTTAAAAGGTGTCTCCACCATCAACAACTGCTTCTACTATATGCTTTGTAGCTGTCCATCGATCTGTAGCGCTATTGTAAATGATCAAGGTTCCATCTGGAATACCTCCGGCACCAATAGCAGTATCACTCACATCACGGAGGCTGTTTCTAATTTTAATTTCTTTGATAGCTGGAAGTGGTGTACCGACTTTGATGTTTTTAACGATAGTGCGGTTTGACGTAATTTTAATTGCCATTTTATTTTACCCTACGTTGTTACTTGAGGAGTGAGGGTTAGTTTACCCTCAAGTATTCTTTCAACAACCCCAAGACCTGTGGCACTGTCAGTTCCTTCTAATTCAACATCATACACATACCGCCCCGCTTTCATACGAGTGGTTTGAGCATTTGTTAGCGATAACTGTAATAGATTTTCTTGGTTTTGAGGATTGAATGCAGTGATACCAAAAAGTTCTGCAGAATCTGTAGAGTTATAACTCTTTTTGATTTTGCCTCTCATAATATAGTATGAACCAAACTGCCCTGCGTCAGAGTCCCAATTTATAAGAAGTTTTCTAGTGCCGTCTGGATTCATTAATTCTAATTGAATTACGATATCCGCACCCTGGTCAATTGCTAAATCTTCGTAATGTGCCATGTATCCCGTTGCCTCTCAATTAGCTTTAAACTATTTATATTGTTTTATGCCAAATAAGTTTTGGAATAATATAAATGTTTAAATTATTTATACCTATGTACAACTGTCAGTAACTATGGTATAATAAAGAGTAAGCTTTTGAGGAGGGGGATAGTACCTAACTAATAAATATATCAACCGGAATAGCTAGTCTAAGATTAGACTGATAGGTTTTTACTGAATGATACACAAATCCTGGCATAATTATTACTTCGCCTGTCTGAGGTGTATACTCAATAGGGTTAAACATTTCAGCTGTTTTACCAAAATAACCTCTGTTAGCATTTGCTCTTGGATCGTATGCTACTAGTTCTCCACCCTTATCTACTTCTTCAGCAAGTACATAAAACACTGCAGCAAATTGAGCTCCGGCATGATTATGAATATTCATTGAATATCCATTGCAAGATCCTGTTAACCAAGAACTAAATTGATAAGACATGTCATTTAGATCACTATTAAATACTTCTTTAAAAAATTCTGAATATTTTTCTATAGCCAAATCTTTTAACAAAGGAATCTTATTCGTAAGTAAGCCACCATCGTATTCAGCCTGTGGTTTCATAACATTAGTATTAAGTAAAACCTCTTGAACTAATTCTTCACACTGATCTGAACTAATTTTAGTTCTATATATTGGTGTCGACCAGCACTGATTAATACCAAATTTCAACATCATAATATCCTTTTATGTCACCGACCATACCGTGAATTACCATCAACGGCCAATCTATATTGTTAAGTACTCTATCGTATATTTCTTTACTGTTTTCATATGTTTTAAAATGCGGATCATTACCGGCTAAAAGCATTGGATCATTTAACAGATCATAAAAGTCTTCGTTAAAATCTCTACTAATCCAATAAGCATAACATATTGCTACAACATAGCTCTTAGCTGGATATAGCCATTCATCTACTTTCTCATTAAAGTGTAGAATAGCATTTTTAATAATGACCTCTTGATTATCGTCAAAAACTATTTCTACTTTATTCAAATCATCTGTATGATCTTTATTTAATCTATGATAAACTTCTTGTTTAATCTTCCACTCTTGCATTAGCAATCATACTCCGATAATAATTGAACTTTATTTAAAAAATTGTAATAAGAACTTGTAATCTTATATTGGTTGTGGAAGAACACCTTTTTAGTTGTCTCCCAAAGATTTTTTTCTACTAATGGATAACCAAACGAAAATATAACTGCTTCATAATGTGTGTAACTTCTACGCATTTGAATGTTCCAAAACTTTGTTAGTTCCTCATCGGTGTACGGTTTATCTCTACGGTCTGTAATACTAGATTTTTCAAAGCTATTATCATCATATACTATATGCAATCTTATTCCATCTGCCCACCACGGCAACTTTGTTGCTGGTCTTTCAACGGTATTAATTGAATTGTCGTACCAATGTATATTGCAATCTAATTTTGTAACTGCTTTTATGAAGTTAGTTTTTTGTTCTTTTGTATTAAAGACTACCCCTATATATCGGTATTTAGTATCACTGTGTCCTTGGCAACTAGTAAAGGTTAAATAGCCTTTATTATGTAGAGCTAACACTGCATCTTTTACACCACTTTCTAAATTGTTATCAATAATATTAGAATACTGACTAACGAAAGAACTAACGTGTTCGCCATGTTCGTCAACAAATATCCACGTTCTCCCGTTAGAATTATATTTATTTCCTTTTTTAAACATAGCATAATGATGTCTATCCTCGGCCGTTTTTAATATAGGCAACTCTTCGGATTGATATTGATACTCAACTTGTATTTCATATTGACTTTTCATGATACCAATCCAATAATCCCCTATATCCATTACAACTATTATCTAAATCTTTGACATATCGATAATGCTCTGTTAAACAGTTTCCAAAATATGTACATGAAGCACATATAGGACTTATCATTTCTTCTTTTTCTTTGTTTGTCCAATCAATGTATTGTTCCCAAGAATCCAATTCAAGAAAGAATTCTTTATCCTCTCTATCAAATTCCAAGACGCCAAACTTTCCGTTAGGCGTGATATATATGTGATCATCTGAAAATGCATTATATCGTCCTTTCATTGATTCTATAATTCTGTCTTCATTTACAAATTCAAACTTCATCTTGTCTTTTAACTTAAGCCACTTTATAACAAAATCTTCAAAATCTTTGTGGGTTACATTATGTGCATTTGCTTGATTAATTGAATACGGTTTAATTTCAACAGACGTAATTGACGAACACATATTCAACATATTAATCATTTCAGATGCATCTTTTTCTAGCACCTTTGGAGAAGCTAAAACTAAAACTGCAATAGGCACAGTGCTCATTAACATGTTATTAAAGACAAGTTCTGACTTTTCTCTTGCTTCAAAATCATATGATACAGAAAGATACACATCATCATCAAAGAAACCTGGATGCATCATAGAATAATTAGTATTGATGCTAATTTCACCTGAATAATATTTTCTTATAATATCTTTAATGCCATAAAAATACGACTTTTTCATTGCACCAACTTCACCGCCATATAGGTCAATATGTTCTATATCTGGTACTTGAGATAACAACTCATCTAATTTATCAAATGAAATTTGTTTCTGATCACCAAGTTGCTTAGTAGATAGATAACAAAAATCACATCTAAAGTTACAAAAATATGAAGGATTAACTGACACTATCATTTTGTAGACCTAGGTAATTTCATAAAAGTTTAAAACCAAATCTAGCTGTATATCTTTCTATATTTTTCCAATCATAAGGCTCTATTTTATGTTCAACAGTTGGATTCAATTCATTAATAATTGCTAAATTTCCTTTCTTTGGATAGTAAAAGTATTCGTTATATTTATTTTTTACGCAAAGAGGACCAGTCTGTAATGTGTTAAAATAATATAGACAAATAAAATCTATGTCTTTATACATGCCATCAATATCATCACCACCAGTTTTGTCATAGTGGTATACAGTATTTCCATCATGTTGACCTTTATTTAATTTATGTTCAATCAACTCAACTGGTCCGAATTCAGGCTCAAGCAGTATGTTAGAAATTATAGTTGCGGCATTAATTAGAATTGCATACTCAAATGGATAATTTTGCAATAGGAATTTCTTTGTTTGTACAAAATCATCTATAAGCCTTTCATCCTCAAATATATTAGTTTCTATATTGTCCATTAACTTAATAATATCTTTATTATTAACAACTATATGAAAATCATCTTTTAAATTCATGCGTATTCTCTTATATAAGGCGTGGGTTCTAGTTTTATATCGTTTGCTTTAATAATATCTAAAGCCAATGTCTTCATATGTTTACAATGATCTTCTACCATATTATGCTGTTTTAAATCTTTAATAGTTTTTTTACATCCATTACAAATTTCAAACATTGGACAAGTGTAACATGCATTTTTTAAACTAAGCAAACTTAAATCTGTTGCAAGAGGAGTTGAAAACCCACCGCTCATTTCGTAATCAAAATCAATAGCCTTATCCAAATCATCACCAAACGCACCACACGAATAGTAGTCACCTTCAGGTTGAAGTGTTCGAATACCAGAATCGCACGTTCTTGTTTGTGGACATATAGTAGCTTCTCCTCTTAATCGTACCATCATTTGCTGTGTATTATGTTCCCAAGCACTTAAACCAGCTTTCCATATTTCAACATAACGTTCATATATTTTTGATAACTGATAAGGCGCAGACTGAGAACCTGATGCCATAGCATAATTTACTTTACATACTACATCCATTTTCTTTGCAAGTTCAACTGTCTTAATATGTGTATCTTCATTCTCTTCAACAATGACTGCTATGAATGAGGGTCTATACCCAACATGTTCGAGCACTGCATCTGAACACTTCCAAAAATCTTCTTCTGTAAATTCACTATAATCACCTTTTAATCTTCCACCACCATATTGAAATGATGTAGCTACACCAACTCGAGGATGGTTAAAAAGTTCTTTCCATTTCATTGGTTTCATAAGAAACGGATATAAATTTGTTGTAAGTGATATTGATGCAGGCAGATCATGCTTATCAAGATACTCTATAATCTTCCAATAATAATTTGGCTTCATCATTAATGGATCACCACCATTAACAATAATTGTTTGAGTCTCTGGAAAACGTTTTAAAAACTTAAATATCTTATTTAGATCAAGAGTAGCAGTATTGTCTTCAAACGTAATTTTAGATGATGAACAAAACGAACATTTGAAATTACATAGTTCGGTTGGTTTAACAATCAAGTCCATTACACATAAAAACCAAAATTACAAACTGCGCGATTTTCATTTGTGTAGTTGACTTTATGTTCAACATACAATTCTTGAGATCCCATTAAGAGTAATCCCCTTTTAGGTTTTATTTTTCCAGTTTCTTCGCCATTAACTCTAAAACATATTTCTCCATTATTTATTACATCATTTAAGTAATACATAAAAAATAAATTTGGGCCTTCGACTAAATCATTATGCCATTCCAAAGAATCAGTCTCAGTTGAACTCCATATATTATTATAACCTTTAGTTGAATTATTAAAATACTTATCAACGTAATTATCTTTTATATAATCATGAACTGGTCCCAAATCTATTTTTTCAGGCGGAGTATATACTCCGCTGCTGTCTAAGTTAGCAGTCCATGAACTAATATGAGGAACATCGCTTAATAAATGTAAGATCTCTTTATCATTAAAAATCTTATATCCAGACATTAATAGCTCTGGAACTAAAATACCAACATTCATCCGTTTGGCCTATCATAACCATGTTTATTAATACACTCAACTGTATGCGGCGTTTCATCTATTGATTTAACACCATAGTGTTCTATTATTTCTCTATTACATTGTCTAATTTCTTCTTTTAACATATTTGAATATGGTTCAAGATTATCAATCATTTTCATATATTGTTCATACTTATCGTTATCATCCTCAAAATCATGCAATTTAGTAATCCAAAGATTGTACAATTCTGCTGTTAAATCTCTTTCTTTACAGAGAGTTTCTTTTTTATCAACTATTATTTGTATTAAAGTCAAACGAACATACCCTTCGTTGTATTGAAGATTTGCCAGCCTTATGCCAAAATCCACGTATATTAGATACCATGAATAAATCACCTGCTTTTGGCTGAAACGAAATTGTTTCTGATTTATTCCATTTAAAATCTATATTGCCACCAGTCTCAGCAAATGTGTCGTCTAAATAATATAAGAAAAACACATCATATTTTTCAAACATGTCGGTGTGCCAACCCTGGTTATCTTTATCAACACCGTCCCATATTAAATATTTATTAAAAACGGCTTTTGGCCATTCTGGTAAAATGTATTTATTGTATAAGTATTGACCAAACATATCAAGTTTAGTAGCAAGTAATGGATCAACATCTTGTTCACCATTATCTCTTGCTCTTTCTTCTGTGTTTAAAAGCTTAAAATTATCTGCTCCAATTAATGTCAACCCCTCAGCTTCTTGCAATTTAACATATCCCTTTGTGTGAATATCTTTTATATACATATTTTGCTTACCTCCGACATAATTATAATTTTATTTTTTTCTAAAAACTCATGTATAGTTTCAGTTCTAAATTTATCTCCTAATTGTCTTATGCTTTTTGGTGGTGAATTTGGATTAAAAATATCTCTGATCTCATAGTATATATCATCCCAGTTATCTAACTCTATTATAATTCTGTATGCTTCTTTAGCAAAAACCGGAGGTGTTAAATTATTTTCAAACGCTGGATAAAAATGTTGTAGTAAGTAATTACCTGCATTATTCATAAACCACATCTCATGCATTTCCTCAGTTGTAAATGAAAAGCATGACGCCATGGTTCTAAAATATGATCTTTTATCTTTATATAGTTCACTCCAACTATCAGTCCCTTGCTCATCTACAATATCAGTAAATACTTCTACTGTTCTAATATCATGTTTAATTTTGTATTCTTGGGAATTAAGTCTAGAATCAGGTAAAAACATATAGTCATGCCGGTACGATCCAAAAGCTTGAAAGTTCCATATGTAATCCATTTCTTTATAGAAATCATCTATTGTAGATCCGGGCATAGCTAAAATTAATTCTAATGATGGAATAGGAAAACCATTTTCGCTGCATCTTTTGTTAATATACTTACTTAATTCTAACTTATCTTCTGAATTCAAATCAACTCTTTCTGCCAATTTCATAGCAATATCAGAGCTGCTTTGAATTGATACCGTTGGAACAATAGAAATCATTGAAGTCTCTTTCCACATATCATCGCCATCTTTTGAGTTAGGTGATCTTTGATCTGTGCCAACTACTTCAAACCATCTATCAATTAATCTTTTTCTTCTATCTAAATCCTTTGACTTCATAGTTGATATATCAGTTAGATTAAATCCTTTGTTCCAAGCATATGCAAATATTTCTATATCTCTATCTTCAAATGCACCAAAGTTTGCATCAGTTAAATATGCATCTCGATATCCGGCTTTGATCATAGCATCAATGTCTCGTTTTACAATACTTAAATCCTTTTTATAAATTTTAGTATTAATACCTCCACCCCATTCGCAAAACACACATTTATAAGGACATCCTCTAGTTGTTTCAAGAATAATAAATGGCTCCATATTATTTTCTCGGGCGTATGAGAGAGCCTTTGTTAAATACTCAGAATGCTCTTCATATACAGAATAATCTTCTTTGCTAATATTATGAATATCACCAATACTAGATCTTAACTCCCAAGAAATAGTTTTAGGATCCAGCCGGTCTTCAATGTATTGATCGATTAGATCTCTCATGAATATTTCACCTGGCTTAGTTGGCTGACATATATAATCGTATTGAGTTCTATTTGCTAATAACTCAGGATCATTAGTTCCTATATGTGGCCCACCTAATACTAATAATTTTTCAGGATGTTTTTGTTTTATCTTAGAAGCCATCCCATCACAAATGACATAGTTCCAAGCATATGAAGAAAACATTATTACATCAGCAGATATTACCTGCTCAATTGCTTCATCAAACGATTGATAAGTATTCCATTTATAAGAAGATTCTAACCATTCTATTTGATCATTGTATTTTCCAAAATGCTTATAATAGCTTTGCGCTATTAAATAAGTCATATTATTGGCTAATGACCAATCAGCATGCGGTGGATTGATAAAGGCTATCTGCATATTTAAAAGTCTCTTTAAAGACACATTCATCCATGTCTTGTTCAATGTGTTTATAATCTTGTTTAATAAAACAACTAAATGGGCATCGAGCAAAATACTCACACTCAAAGCAATTATATTTAGTCATAAAGTTTTCAACTATTTTAGGCCCGCCAAGTTCTTCAGTTTGAGCTTCTTTTAAGAATACTGCTCCAGAACATCCAGTAGGAACCGATCCATCTGGCATTACGGTAAGAGAATTACCTCTTGTGCAAATCATTTTATTTTGCATTTTTTGATTAACGAAATGATCTACATTTAAACATTTAGAGTATTTAGATACAAGTAGTTTATTAAACTCAAAAAGAGTTCTTTCACTTGGCATTAATTTTCTTGAGTTTTTTACTGATGGCAAAAATGAATCAAAGTCACATGGATATGTATTATAAAGGTACGTGAATAAGTTATCGCCTCTTGTAATTTTTGCTATATTCTGTTTTGTAGCAACTAATGAAATCATTTCAATCTTATTTTTATATGTTCCAATATTTGAAACAAAAATATCATGTGCTTTAGGGGTAAATCTACCAGCTGGATCATAACTTACAGAGATAGTTAAATCATTATGTTCTAAAAAATCCATTACCATATCGGACTTTGTAAAGCATAAATTAGTTATAAAATTTATATGTACATCTGGTTCTGTTTGTGTTGTAATGGCATCAATAAAGTCTTGATATATTTCTAGGAAACCTTTATCTATCCATTCGTCTTGAAAGAGTTCTCCACCCATTAAATGTAATTTATAAGCCTGAGTTCTTCTATTATTGTTGATCCATTCTACAATCTGAGGAACTTTTGCCATGATAGAATCACGGTCAGCGCCTTCTATTGAATTATGATCTTGAGGACAAAAGACACATTGAAGATTACAGTGCTCAAATAAACAGCATACAATCTCACCATAAGTTGTTATTTTGTTTTCTAATATATCATATATAGACATATTACACTGTTATATATCTACTCAGAAAGGCTTTATCAGCACTAGATTTTGCATCCAATAAAGAATGTATTAAATAATGGTTTACTGTTTCTAGTTCTAAAGAGAAAAATGAACCCGATTCATTATCATATGTAGATTCCATTTCAATAAGACTATCTAGTAAAGTATCAGTAAATTCTCCAGTTATACATTCTATGAAATCTAATTTATTTACATCACTTTTTCCAGCATCATATAATTTAAATTGTGCCCAGCCATCAGCAATAATTTGTGTAAATTTTCTAATTGTTACTAAATCTGAAGCTGAAATATTATCAAACAAAACGTTATTATTGCTTGAAGCCGCACTCATATATTTTGATTTCCACATATCATCTTTAATAAAAACTTGAGCGATGTCACTAGTATCATCTAAGATACTACTAATATTATCAAAATTATATGATGCACTTAACTTAAGTTTAGCTGAAAGTTTTTTAGTTAAGAAATGCTGAAAGAATACTTCTTTTAACTCAAGCAAATATTTTTCTAGATCTTTTTTTAATAATATTTTTATTACATTTTTTAGTTCTGCTTTTGTAGATTTATCATGTAAATAATTTGCAAATAAATGTTCTACACCAATCGTGCTAATATATTTTTTAACAAAAGTTTTTCGTTTGGTAGATGACCCTGCTTGTACACTATCATAAATAGTATCAAAATTTGTTAATTTTAAAATTTCTTCAGCACCGCCGCCTGCGCCATTACCAGAAAAACGACCTCTAAAGAATACATTAAACTTAAATGCATGTGCTTGCAGAAGTGATTTAACAGAATCTTTAGTCGGTGTTTTTAGAATATGTTTATACCATGTTGACATTATAAATTGCAATGAATCTTCATCACAATATATCATAACTCTTTTATTTGTAACATCACAGTGATCTGCTAATTTAGTAAATAAATCTATTGCAGTTGGATATGTTACATCTTTTGATCCTAGTATTGCACTCCATTCTAATGAATATGATATAAGTTTACCTGAAGATATTCTTTGCAAATCTTCTAAAACATCTAATCCATGATTTTGTGATACTACAATCCGATCATATCCCAAATCAATGATCTTATCTGTTGTTACATAAATCTTCTTAAACAGATGTATCATAACTGTTCTCCTGTGGAAATTGCGCTTGTTAGTAAAAACATTGGGTTATTAACATTCGCCCAATAGCTAAATAAATTATTTCCTTTAAACATATATTCATTAAAGTATGATGTATAATATGTTTTATGGTGTTCAATTACATTGGCATAAAATAAATAAAAGCTTTCATATTTTAGCAGATTTACAAAATTTATTCCAGTTAAATCTTTTGTGTCATCTTCTGGAAATGATTTAACATAATCTTTTAATTCATCGCATTCAATGGTGTACAAATTGTAAATTGAAAGTGAATCTAATTTCTTTGTCCAAGTAGTAAGTATTTCAACGTTATCATCAATAAAATCTTTTTCTGTTAACTCACTAATACCTTTCATCTGTAATAATAAACTAATTACTCTTTCTTCAAGAATAGGAACACTTATAATAAAATTAGCTAAAAGATATTCTCTAGTAAGATCATCAAAATCTTTCTGATTAGTAAAACCAATATTACATGGCAATTCTAGATTACTAAGATATGTTAATAGTTTTGTTCCCTGCAATTGTGAATTATCATAATCAACCATGTAAAAAGTTTGATCATCTTCAAAATACAATTTCAAATCTTCAATACTAAATGGTGCAGTAACATCAATAACTTTCATCTTCTTCCTCTCGAGCCGTGACAACTAGAATGGCAACTAGAATGGCAAATATTAATATTTACAGTAACAGTATTAGAAACTAAACTATTAAAACGGGTCCGTAAGTCTGTAAATTTAGATTCAAGCCCAGCTGAAGTAATTTGACTGCCAGAAGTTAAAGTAACTCCAGCTGCAGATAACGTTTGTATATAACTACTACTTAAATATGCTTTTTGTGTTTGATTAAAAATTTGTCCAGGATTAGCATATGTTCCATCATTACCACCAGGGCCTGTTACTGTTCGTATTGCATTTAAATTTCTAATTTGACTGTATGCTGCAGTTTCATTTTCAATTGCAGTATTAATAGTAGAAGCATCAATTGGATTTCCATTTATAGTAGATCCAGAAATTCCAATGCTTCGTCCAGAAGTCGTTCCACCAAAATAGCTTGTAGCAAATCCACTAAACGGAACTGAGTTGGTACCCCAAACAATTCCGGAATTCGCAGTGGCCGGTGCATAATCTGCAAATCTATCTATTATATTCTGCGCATTAATTGGATTTGTTAATGTAGCCATTTCATTCCTCTTTCGTTATATACTGTATTTATACATGTTTTGCGAGTTCCTTCATTAAACTTTTTGGGGCGCCACAAATATCTCCATCCCATCCTAATTGATGGCAATCACCTCCACAGAATCTAGAAACCGGACATTGTAAACAATTGGGATTACGCATTTTTTCCTCTAATATAGTACGTATTCTTTTTGGACTTTTCAATAGGGTATTAATAGAATCATCAAGACTTCCAAAAGCTTGTTCTGGTGCGCTGTTTGGACATCCAGCAATAGTTCCATCGCCATTTATAGTAAATAGTTTTTGTTCACAATCTCTACAAAACGTTCCACATGTAGTCATAGTCTTTTCAAACTTAGCATAGACATTTTCTAGAAAGTCATTTTCAAACCAATCTCGTGCGCCATGCTCTTCACTTTGCATATGCATTTTTAAAAAGTATGCGTCGAGTTCTGCATTACTTGGAAAGATGTCCGATGCTTTTCTTGCACTACCGTTATTAGTTAGTCTTTCCAGTGAAACTTCTTGTACACCAAGTCTACGACACCATCTCAATAATGTTATAGGATCTTTAGCAAGCGTATCCTTTGTAAGACTAATAAACAAACGGATAGTAACCCCATCAGCTAAAAGAGTTTTTACATTTTTATGCCAGAGATTGTATTGGTTTTTATTTTCAAATCTAATTTTACGATCCCATGATGTACCTAGTCTATTATTAAGAGGACCTTTAATAAAATCCATATGCTGATCTTTTAATTTGAAAACTAAATTAGTTGTAGCACCCCATGTCATTTGATCCCATAGACCATCACATGCGTCATACACTTTTCGCATCTGACCAACCGGAACTAAGAAAGGTTCACCGCCATGAAATTCCATATGAATAGAATCATGCGGTGATGGTTTTTCTTCACGGAATCTTTGAATCCAGTCAATTAGTTTAGAAGGATTCCAATAAATCTTTTGTCCGCTTCTTCCACTTGTAAAACAATGTGCGCAGTTAAGCTGACATGTTTCTGTGGTCTTGAGATACATCAGCCAATTCATTATTAATTTTATCCTCTGTGTAGTTTTCTAAACCAAAGCTTAGCGTTAACGCTTCATCTTCATTTAAAGCTTGATGAGGGGTGTTAGCTGGTATATGTATATATTCACCTGGGCGAATGATTACATGATTACTTTCAATTATTAAAGACTTAGATCCTTCACAGCAATATATAACAACGTCATCCGGATCAGTGTGCATATCAAAAGAATACGAACCAGCATTTGCTAAAAACAAATGGCAAGTAACATGTGGACTATGTACTAAATCTGTTTTTATTTTCCAACAATATTCATATATTTCTGAATTAAAATTTTCCATTCTTTCAATTTTGATAGAATGGTTTTCACTTTGAGCTTTACAGAAATGTCTAAATCCAGTAACAAGATGTTCGCGACCTTGCATGTCAATGGCGTATACCATATTCTGTTCGTACATATGATTTGATGTAAGTGCAGAAACTATCCGAGATCTATTAATCATAATATAATTATACCACAGTTTTGACTAAATGTAAACCGTTATTTACACTTTTAACACACATTCTATCAATTTTTCTTCAGCTACAACAGATGATTCTAATGCAATACCTACTATTGCATGTCCCGGAAATTCTCTACCTGCGCATCCATTATGATGAGCATATACTGGATCACCCTTATTAACAGCGCCAACTATTCTAACTGGAACGCGTCCTTTAAGAGCAAGTGCCTGACCATCTATACTTGCGTTCATCAAATATGCAGGATCAGCCGAAACTACACCCATAGGAATACCATCACCAAGGCACCGTGTTGTTTCTTCAGTTTCACTTGATGATACCATCATTACAGTTCCAATTACATGCTCTTCACTTGTAGTATATTTTTCCGCAAGGTCAGCATAGTTTGCAGACGTTGCTCTACCAGCAAAAGTTCCTGCAGTAAGTGTATGTGTTGATGGATTATACATTAAGTGGCCGTTGTCTTGATCAATATAAGGCCTTTGATAAGCGCTGCCGTTATTATCACTAAACAATACTTGATAATTTACGTTATCATTTTTCTCATCTACATTAATATTATCAGCGTTGGTTGAATTAGATACATCACCACTTGCAAGAGTAACTACTCCGGCATTACTGATTGTACAATCACCACTTAACGTTGCTGCAGTAAAGCCAGCACCATTACCGATTAAAATTTGTGCATTTCCTACAGCAATATCTGATGGTACGCCTGCCGTGCTTGCTGCTCTTACTTTAACTGTATTTCCTGCCATATTGGCAAGCTTAACATTTGTTACTTTACCGGCACTTATTTTATCAGTGGTAACTGCATTTGCCGCGAGCATATCCGCATATACTAATGTTTCTTCAACTTCACCTACACTTGTTCTACCAAGTACTCTATTTGCAGTTACTATATCTTGTATTTTTGTGTATGTGACTGCATCATTTGCTATTTTTGCAGTAGTTACATTAATGTCTTTGATATTATCAGTTTCTACTCCGTCAGTAGCAATCATAGCTGTTACGACTTGTACTTCTTCAATATCACCTGCTGTAGTTTTACCAAGTACTCTATTTGCAGTTACTATCTCTTGCATTCTAGCATACGTAACAGCGTCTTCTGCAATCATAAGTGTTTGAACCTGCAGGTCGGAAACAGATCCAGAATTTCCTCGTGCAACAACTCTATTTGCAGAAACTGTAAGGTTAGTTGGATCGGCTGCTGCTGCAGTTGCATTCACTTTAACAGTGTGTGCTGCCATATGAGAAAGCATGGCATCCGTAATAGCTTCAGCAGAAATACTTAAACCATCTGCGTCTTGTGTTAAACCAGAACCAGCCGCAACTGAAAACGCACCTCCAGAATCAGTTACACTATTTTTTCCGATACCGTTTCCGGCTGAATAATTTGTAGTTGCAGGTAATCCAAGACTAAATGTACCATCACCATCACTTTTAAGAAAAAATGCAGAGTTTGTGCTATCCCCCGTGACATTCATATTACGGAGAGATATAACCCCAGTTGCAATATGATGTTCTTTAATCTCATTAGAATCAATAAATCCTTGATTAAATGCACGATTTAAAGCTTGTACAATATCAGAATCATGTCCAGTAAATCCCGAAGATCCGTCAGGAAAGCCAGTCTTTTGAAGATTATCTAAATCTCCAATTTGGTGCGCGATTGAATTGGTCTTGACGCGCCAACCGTTAATTGTATCACTTAGGTTTACAATAATTTCTCTAGCCATTTGATTCTACCATTTTCTTTGTTAATTCCAACAACATTTTTTTAATATCAGATACATCATTCTTCAATTCAATTAACTCTTCTTCTGCCACTTGCTCACGTTTCTTCTTTGCTCGTGCTTTCGTTATTGTTTCATTATCAACATTTAAGATCGCGCCAGTTTTCATATCTTTTACTAGATTTGAATGGCCTTGAATCTTTACATAATTAATACCTGTTTTCATATTATAATGCCAATGCAATCGCTCTTAAATCTGTAACTACTGGAACCTTTGAATTATTATTAGTTCTAAATACTAACTTCAATTGGAATGTGGTGAATGAAGAAGATTCTTCTATTAAATATTCGTGCTCTCTATAAACGTTTAAATCATCACTTGGACCTACTGGTTGTAACACTGTTTGAAGTGTCCAATTTATTTCTGACAAATCAGTATCATCGCTTTTCACTTTATAATATAGATCTACGAATGAGCCTGTTGGTCTATTTATCCCTAAGAATACTTTTAATCCGACCGCAGTATTTGCAAGAGTGACTGGCTTAGTAATATGTTTTGCTAATGCACTACCACTAAATGGTGTTGTTTCAGCTTGGTAATTAAATATTATATTGCCAGTTGTACCAGAAGCTACTGGGTTATCAATTTCATTTTTAGTAACTACTAATGACGCTCTTTGTAAGTCGATAATAGGTGAAACGAAATCTGATGTAGTTGTCATTGCAATCTTAATTGCACCAGTATCTGGACCACTACCACTGGTATAGTTTCCGGTCTCTATTGAAGTTCCTGTGCCACCAAGTCCACCTGCTGCTATTGGTGTATCTTCTTTTCCTGCGCAAGCAATTGTAATTGGGTTGGCATAATAATTCTTTTGATTTAAACCAATAGTAGTAAATCCTGCTGCTGGTACTTCGTATGCTGTTTCCAATGCAACATTGGATTGTCCACTATAGAATCTGCCAGTAGCTGTTAAGCCAGTATTTTCCGGTGTTAAATACTGTATGATTGGATATACTGTACTTCCACTTACGTTGTATGTAGCTTTTACTGCTACTCCACCACCAGTCGCAGTAGTAACATTACCAGCAGTTGCACCGCTACAAGTAAATTTATATCCAGTTGGGTCTACATGAGTAATTACATGAATTGCATTTAATAAGCTAGCTGTTATTGCGCCGACTGTTTGAGCTGTACCATCTATATTAACTTTATCACCTACAATTAAATTGTGGTTTTGATGTTTAACAAATACTACTGCTGACCCAGCAGTGGTTACAATAGGATCTTTTCCAAGTAGTTGAAGAGGTAAATCGTTATTATGGAAATATGCAATACCATCAGTTGCGGTATCAAACGCAGCTCTCTTTAATGTAAATTTCAGATCTTGCTTTTGTGAAGCTTCCCATGTAGTTCCGTTTTGCGATTTAAAGAACGATCCAAGAAATGGTTGAGCTACAATTTTTCTAATAGAAGAGTTTAACTCATTGTCTCCCATAAATGAAGTCCATGCTAAATAATCGGTATTATCACAAAGAACTACGATAGCGTATTCAGTAAACCCGCTTAAATAAACTGGCTCATCAAAAGTAAATGTTGTTGCTGTCGCAGCAGTATCTGAAATATTAACGGCCGACGGATTTAAATATTTTCTCGATCCAGGGACTATGGTATTAGAAGCAGGATAGCCATTTACCAGTGGTCTAAGTTCAATCCAAATCGGTAGTGTACTTGATTTTGTTTTGAAGTATAAGTCTACTGATCTTGCATATATTCCTTCTTCAGTCGTAACATTAAATGATTGTGCTAATGGATCCGATTGTCTTCTATCTACTGGCCGAGGTACTGGCCGTCGAACTGAAGATATTGTTGTACGACCGCTGGCTATTTCTCTTCTTTCACCGACAATAGTAAGATGTCTTGTTGAAATAACATCTTCCTGCCAAGTTTGTATTACACCCGCCGCTGCAAAAGAAGCAAGAGCTTTTGAACCTGCTAATCCATTATTTGCTGGTGTTGGAATTGCACTTATATCTAATAATAAGAATTCTTTAGTTCCAGTGCCGAAGGTTAAAATGTCTGTTCCAGCAGGAGCTAATGTGTTGTGCGGAATTACAAATGATCCTGACAAATAACCATTTACATCTGATGTTAAAATACTAGCATTGCTTGGATGTCCTGTCATATTATTAGGACTATGCAATTCGACTCTAGATTCATTAACCCGTGTAAATGATTCTGACTTTACCCAATCTGCAACGGATACCCCATCAAAAAATGCAAAGTGTTGCTGAGATGGTCTTAGGCCAACTGCTTCAAAGTAAATTTTTCTTGTTCTCATAAACGGTATAACCGCAACATCGATAACTTTATCGCTGCCCGGTACGACTGTACGAATTGTTTCAGAAGCTACTACTCTATTAACTACGTTTGTAGTTGACCAATCAAATCCGTTATTTATCCACCCGTTCGCCCTTGTAATCGTATTCGCACCGTTTGTAGTTTGCTCAGATCCATTTGCAACCTGTGAAGCTTCAAGAATATTAGAACCTTCAGCGTCTGTTCCTAACCAGCCCCACTCAGATTGATCGAATAATAACGCTTGGTCTAAATTCAATGCATCGCCACCATCAATTACTTTAGCTTCAGCGCGATTAGCAACTTTCCATTCGTCTGATTGAGGTGATAACGTGATTGAACCTCTATAATCTGATATCATAAATGGATTAACATTTTCAGTTCTTGATACTTTAGTATTCTCAAGGTATGTGACCATACCCGCTGAACCAGCTTTAAATTTTAAGTAAACAGTATCACCGATTAATTGTGTATTAGTTTGCTCTGAAGCCGTTGTTGAATATATCAAACCAATGTTTTCTTCAGTAAATCCTGGACGAACTTTCATTGCTTTAGGATCAATTGAAGCCCTGTACTCTACATTAAAAATGTCTGAAATGTATTGATTCTTAAAGTTATCAACTACAAATCCTGACTTAGTTCTATTATTACCTGCAGCATCCAAAACTTCTAGTGCGTTCGTATCAATTTCTAGTAAGCTTAACGTAACAGCCTCTTCAAGCAAATCAACACGCTTAGCAATTTTACCAATATCTTTCATGGTATAACCTTTGTTTTCCATGTATTTTGTTGATAAGTCACTTTTAGAAATTGTTCCACCATTTAATGAGGTTCTATATAACTCCAATGTCTTAGGAGGAATCTCAGGGAATGTTGGTGTAAAGGAAGGTGTACCTTCAATATTTTGAATTTCGCCTGTTTGGCTAATAATAAGTCGGTCTTTCCGTGGAAGATAATACTCAACTTTACCAGAAATTGCGGTGTCGTTTTGTGGAAGTTCATGAATAGCTCCGCCACTTGCACCACCACTATTATTAAATGTGCCATCAGCTTTCTTTGCAGATCTAAAATCTAAGACATCTCTTAAATTTACAATTGTTCCATCTTTCATAGTGTACGCTGGGATTATACCATAATCTGTAGAAGTTGCTGCTGGGTAAGAACTAACTGAGAAGAAGTTACCACCGCCGCCATGCTGATAATGTGTATATGTAATATAGATATCGCCAGTATGAGCTGCACCAGCTTTTTTAATTAATCTACCTAATGCGTAATGGTCATCTCTTTGTCCATTGTCAAATATGAATTGATCACTGATATCAGGACCAGCTGCTAAGTTAGAAGACCTAATGATTGGGATGGCAATAATATCGTTATGTGCTAATACCCATACCTGATTTGCAACTTGTGCTAAAGCAGTTTGTGATGCAGAGACTGCACCTAAAGGACTTACTGAAATAAGATTTCCATCCGTATCAACACCCTTAGTTGCAACTGTTTTTGTTCTACTAGATGATTCCTGTGAGACTGTGTCGACTACGTATGCCAATAGCTCAACTGGTTTTCCATCTGTGTTAGCAGTAATAGTGACTGTGACAGATGAAGTATTTAAGCCGGCAACGCTGAACCCGCTGGGTGCTACTATTGCACCTTTATGCATAAGAATCCAGTCATTTTGATTAGTAAAATCACCGCCACCGGATGCGAATGTTATAGTTGAACCCGATATGTTTCCTGAGAATTTACGCTGAACCGTGAAGGTTACATTGGAAACTGCTTTAGGTCTAGTTCTAGGAAGTTGGAAGAATAAGTTTTTATCACTAGCATCAATGATTTGTGCAACTGGTGTTGCTGCAGTGTTTAATCTTAAAGTCGAAAAATTAGTAGTTGACGCTGTTGCACTAATTGTCTTAACTGCTCTAAAGCTACCCGATGTCATAACCAAATCAAAAATAAAGTATCTGTAATCCGCACCGATAGCATCAACATGTCTAACTCTACATGTTCCAACCTTAGTGGTATTACCATTCGGTGTAACGTTATTATGCAGATCCATTAGAGGGTATGATGTTCTACCATTACCTCCTGTTGTACTTCCTGGAAGAGCTGTGACGCTTCCAGCAGTATTCGCACCAACGGGTGGGCTGCCACTTCCTTGAATAATAATATAGTTACCGTATTCAATACCAAGTGAGGTAGTAGGTAATTGCGCAGTAGTAAGACTACCCTTATTTGTGGTCAATGCCTTATTAACAGTAATATCAGTTCCAAGAGGTGTTCTAACTCTAAAACCATTTATATATGCTTTGCCTGGACTAAACGCTGCAGTCAGTGTTGTAGTGTCAGCATCTTTCAATGTCATATAAAACGGATCAACTACATAGTCACCAGATTCTTCTGCTGTTCTTTTTGCAACTAAATCATTTATCTTATTGTATTGGTTCGATCCAGTAGCTTGCTCTACAATAACGGTGTCAACAATATTAGCAACATACACAAATGTGCTGGTTGTAAAATCATCTTGACTTTTCGCTATTTTTAATGTGATTCTATATCGGTCAGCACCAGGCGCAGCTAAGTTTGGAAACGCGCCTTGGTTGTCGAATAGAGTAGTATCATCACTTGCTGTAACAATATCTTCTGTTACTTTAAATCCGACTTGACCAGTATATGAACTAGTATATCTTGAAACTATAATTGACTGAGCTGGTGAAAAACAGAACATACCTTGAGTAAAGAAATCACCTTCAGAAATTGATACTCTTACACCGTTCCCCATTGCCCTATTGGCAGAATTATCTACCAATTGAACCTGATAAGTTGAACCAGCATATGTAATAGTTTCACCTATTTTAAATTTAACAGAAGTTGTGCCCGACGCGTTCAATGCATTGGATTCAGACTTTCCTCTATAAACCACATAAAGTGTAGGTGGATTATTTACGATGTCTGCCGTGATACCATGTTCAACGGTAATGACTTCAGCTTTAACTTTACTTTCTGATCCTTCAAAAATAGCTCCAGGAACAATAGTAGTAGGGAATTGATTTGATACACCTGAACCTAGATCACCTGGAAATATTTTTACATACTGAATATTTTTATTTAATGTAACACCGCCTGGATTAACCATTGCTCCATCTTTAAAGATATTACGAGCAAATCTCTCAATATCCTTTTGAATAATGGTTTGTGACTGAGTTAATTCTCTTGCCTGTAAAGCTCTACGAGGATTAAAAAGAATCCTTTTGAACCCGGCACTGTCAGCAAAGTCATCTTTATAAGTAGAACTCATTAGATCTCTTGAAAAGGTAGTTGTCATATTATTACTCTACTCTATAGTTGGATGATGACTTTAATGTCTTCGGACTGATTAGCTGATCTTACTACAGCATTTCTATTATCTAGATATAGTATATCACCGCTAATTCTATTTATCTCACCAGGATTGGACGCAGTTAGGACTGTTCCTGTACCAGTTCCATCTATTTCTGTGAGTGCTTCTCCGTCAACTAATTGTTTATATCCAGTTTCAACTGATTGATGGTAGAATATTCTAGTGCCATCAGCAACAGTAGAATCTACGTTATCAATAAATGCCCGAGCGTTTGAAGTAACACCTTGAACTGTTTTATCTTTAGAAAACGCAACAGTATATGATGATAATTTCATATTCCGCATGCCTATACCAGTAATTTCATTAAATAGTCCAAGTGAATCATGTACTTGTGGATTCTTAATTAGTGCAATTTGTCTAAAGTCTTGGTCAGTTATGAAATCTGTATCAGTATCTAAAATTTTGCTTCTAAACATTAGTGCATCCGATTTAAGATCACGTCTAGGATCAAAACCAAATCCTGGCTTTGGGCCAACAACTGGTCGTGCTAGTGCACTGTCACCTGCATCACCCGAAACACCACTTTTTACAATAACAGCTTCTGCAAAATTATAACTATCTAAATAGTTCAATGTATTATTTAATCCATTAGTTGTAATAGAAGTAACTGTCCCAGCGGCTGAATCAATAGTGGCCCGCAATCTTAGCACGGCTGAATCACCGAAAGTAAGTTCTCCATCGCCTCTAACTACGATACTTGGTATAGCGTTTGCAGCGGATCCAGTGCCTTTACCATATGATCCATTACCGCCATGTTTCATTACAAACGTAGTAATTCTTCCACCCACTGCCGCACCCTGAACTGCAAACTGTTTAAGCTCGATGCCAGTAGAATTAGAATCAGTTGTCTCTTGTCTATGCACAGGCATAAACTGTGATGTTAAAAAGTAGTTGGCTTTAAGTGCACTGAGCGTATAAAGGAATTTCCATATATAACCATCACCTGTTCTGAACGGTTCAAGATTAGATGATGCTGGCTTAACTAAAGATGGCTGTGCAACACCTTGTTTATTTTTACCAGTTCTTAAACAAATGTATACGCCATAATTATCGGTTAAAACATAATAGCGTCTGCCGTTACTTAAATTGCCTGATCTTAAATCGTCCCACTGTGGGTATATTGTACCATATGCCCAATCTTGCCGCGGTACAACGAAGCTTGCTGCTTCCACTTTCTTAACTGATTGTAATCTTTCTTTAAAGTCTGTTTCATCAAACTTTGAGTTTATCGGGCTTTTGACAGCGTCGTTGCTATCCCATTGTTCTGATCTAGCTAAACCAATATAATATTTGCTATTAGCCGCGTTATAATCAGCCAATAGCGCTTCAAGAACATTGAATTTTAGATCATCCGTGACGATAGCTACCATGTTTTCTTTCCTATCTTAATATATGTTCAAATTGTAATATCAAAAATATTAAATTCCTTTGACTATATTTATACAGTTTTTAACGCTATACTATAATATCTGAATCATAAAGTGGATATTGTTGTGTCATGTCAGAATCAGCCGCAAAATGACCTGCACCAAGTTCTGCATAAGCAAGGGAGGTTGTGATGACTGATGGATATGGTGTTTTCAGATAATCTGGATTATCACCGGTTCCTGAATAGAATGATGGATATGTTCCATAGTATCCATAAGAATCTGCACCGATATGTGTAGGTGCGTCATCCACACGAATTAGTGTTGCACTATCTGTAGTAGTATTCCAAATTTGTCGAGTCTGTGAAGCCCAATCATATATACTAGATCTTGCAGCATGTAAAACAGCAATAGTTTGATTTAAATAAGCATCTTCTGAAAAGGGTCTTACATGCATTCTTACATTGTAATTAACCCCGTTATATGGCATAGTTGACAACGCAGTAATATCTACTAACTGACGTGTATCTTCTACTGGGCGCGTACCGATTGAATCATATAAAAAGTTCTGTGATATAGATGCGGTGCTTGAGATGAAAAATTGATTTAAATTATCGAATACTACAGAAGCTGGAGGAATAGAAAACATTTTACCAGGTGATTGAATAACAACTTCACAACCTAAATGGAAGCCAGCTGGGTGAACAAACTTCTTATAAAGATGTTCCCAGTCATTCATTGCAAGATCAATTCTAACTAAGTGTGATAGCTGTTGGTAAATTGCACCGTCTTGCAAAACCTTTTGTGCATCTACACCAATTTCAGATCCAGAATCATTTAAATAAAACAAATCTTTCTTTGGATAATGCATCTCAACATCTGTTAAATAGAATGCCCTGAAAAACCCTTCAGCTGAATACTTAGAACCCTTTACTCTATAAAATTTAGCAAAGTTGCGAATTACTTCTCTAGGATTCGAGAATATTGATACACCAACACCTTGGCCGAACTCAACTAACATTCGCTCTAACTGTGTTAATAAATTATCTTCTGCATCTCTACACGTATATAAATCTTGAATCAATTCGCCGAAATTACCATCATTATCTAAAAAGTCATAATAATATTCTAAAAATTTTATTAAGGTTGGATACTCTCCACCAAAATATTCAGGTAACACTTCTTTAACTACCGATCGGTGTGTATTGATTGGTAACCTATTAAAATCTTTAAGCGTTTTTACTGACATGTTATTAGCCCAACACTACATTAGTATTTTGATAATCGATCTTGACACCGACCTGCAGTGACGCGGTATCAACTGCAAGCGTATAATTTCTTAAAGGTTTCACCGCACTTTGATCTTCTGGTATCACGGTGAATTTAATATTTGTAGATCCATCCATTATAGATCTTGGTATAAATCCGTCTAATTGAACTAAACCACTTCTAGGGAAGTACGTTCCAATGTTGTCTACTATTACTGCGTTATTTGCATCAACAACTTGTAGCATAGTTGTTGATAATTTATTTCTAACTCGTGCAATTCTGTTAGTATCACCGTATGTGAATGTGCTTGATTCTACTGCATAGAAAACATCATCAGGTGATTCTATTCTAACCGGAAAATGTATCTTATATGTATGAAGAACATTCAACAATGGAGTTAAATCGGTTATTAATTTAACGTCAAGTCTTGATGATAAAATAGATGTATCATATGCATCTATTTCTGTTAATAATGCAGACCTTCTGAATGTTTTACCGAAGCCTAATAGTTCAGTTGCAAAGTGAGTTCTTATAAGTTCTTTTAATCTATTTTCAATATTGCCTGACTTAAGACCAGTAAGATTTGGATCCCAATTAACATTAAGCTCTAGATTAAATCTAATGCTAATCGGTTCAATAAATTTTGTACCAATAGCCATTACACTTAGATTATTAATATAATTATTTTCAATATTTGCTTTCAGTTGAATCTTTTCATCAACAGTAACAGTGTCAGCAAATTGCAAACTAATGTATACTTTACCATAGTCAACTGGTAAATTGTCCTGACTGCCCCATGCTGAAACTGCTGTTATAGTTGGGAAGTTAGCTTTAATCATTGATTCATAATCAAGTGCAGTAACTAATCTTTGTTGAGTAGCAAACGCTGCAGGAGCAAGTTGTTTAATAGTATCAACTGATTGTAACCCAGCTCCACTGATAGACTTAGTGAGCTTAACGATATTAGGTGCGTATGAAACGCCGTTAATTGATATTACACCGCTTGTAGTAAATATTTGACCGCCATTAGCTTTAGCACCAGATGTGGAAAGATATTCAACTACTATTTTCATTCCAGCTGAAGGTGATTGACCAAACGATACACCGTCACCGAAGTTTAATTCATATGAACCATTAGGAGTTTCTCTTATTGTATAATACGACGATTTTTTATCGACTGTGATTGCCTGATTCAATGGTGTGTATACATCGTGATCAGTGGAAGATGCGCTTTTAAATACTTTTACAGTTACGGTTTTTGTATCAATATTAGGGTCGGGGATAATATACACTTGTCTGTCGGTAGTCTCTCCAACAAAAAATGTTTTATTAGTAGACCTACCTTCATATGCAATTATTTCTTTTTTACCTAAACCATCTTGAAATGTGTATAATCCTGATGAATCTACAACACCAGTATATGTTTGCCTAGTTTGAAATGTAAATGTGTTACCATCAATAGTTGTATTAAAACTAAATCCTATTGGTAGTATAACTGATGTCGGTCTGACTTCAACACCTGATAGGTTTGCTGTAAGTTTTAAAGTAACTTTGGCAGTAGTCTTTGATGCAACATCTAAGCCAAGCATTTCTGCATGGGATACAACTGATGAACGTAGTTGTGCTGTTTCCAAAAATGATTCATTCAATGCAAAGTTAGCAATAAGACCATTATAGTGCGTGTTATATGCAAGGACATCCAATATGTTATCAAGCCCAGACCCGTCAAAATCATAATCAGTAAATTCGGGTTTAGCTTTAAGATATGTCTTTAATGACGACTTAATCGTCTCAAAGTCAAGCTGTGTCGATGTAATATTTGTTGCCATTTATCTTAACCTTGCTACTGATGTTTCTATGACGTCTTTAATGCCGGTTGTCACAATCTTATATTCTATTCTACATTTTATATCATTTCGATCAGGTGTAACTACAGTTTGAACACTTAAAATCTTTGCCCTAGGTTCCCAATTTTCTATAGCATTCTCAATAGCGTTTGATATGTCATCTTCTAGTAAATCATCTGCTAATTCAAATAAAAGCCCCGATAAATCACAACCAAACGTATGATTAAATGGTTTTTCAAATTTGTTAGTCATTAATATATTTTTCACAGATTGTTTAACAGCTGCAGCATCTTCTTTTTTAAAAACATCACCGCTAGTCTTTATGCCAAACAATAGGTTGATGTCTTTACTCAACCTCATACCTGAAGTGATAATACTCGGAACTTGTAAGTTACCGTCTTGAGTTGAAAAAGCTTGTGTTACCATTTTTTTATTCTCTGTTGTTTCTTCTATTTATACATTTTATCGAGGGATTGGAGACCACTTATGCGAACCACCCTGCAACCGTTTGGCTATTTCAGGATCTCCATTTTCAATTGATGTATAGAAATCGTGGCCGTGGATGTGAGATGACCAGACTTGATATTGGGTAGGTCCCCAGGCATCAGATCTTGTACCAAACGCAGCAAATTCATCATCCGAAGCTTCTTGATCATAGTATGTTACATAAGATCCTGTTGGAAAATTACCAGTGTCCACTCCAGCTTGAAGATCAATTAAGTTTGAAAAAGTACCATGTGGTAAAGATGTTTTTGCTTTTGCTTCTTTTAATTCAACTTTACTTTCATCAGTTTCATAAACGTTTTCATCTAATGGATTTGAATAAGCACCACCATCACCTGTACGAGCAGAAAATAAGCTAGAATCTTTATACATGGCAAAATTACCACCCCAACCTAAACCCCAACGTGCAGCTATATCCTCAATACCGTCTGGTAGATCGTGTTTTTTATTTGAGTCTTTTTTATTAGTATCTTCATTTATATTTATAGCCATACCTGAAGCATTAGGCGCCCATTCATTATTACCATGTTGAATAGGTGTAGATGTTCTAATTTTATTATATCCAACAATACTTCTTATTTTATAATTATAATCGTATTCTAATTCATTAATAAACCCTTGGAAATTATTCCAAAGTGGACCAGCAACCTTTATAATATAACCACGCTTTGTTTTTATTTCTTTAAATCCTGATTTGTCTATAAGAGGTTCACCCGAAGCGTCTTGTGTAACTGGTTTAGATGTATCCATTATTTCAACTAAATCTTTAGATGATTGTGTCTTCCCATTAAATGATGTCATTATTTTCATATCGAAAGTAGCTTTATAACTCTCAGGCATTTCTGGCATGACAACAGCGATACTAGTAAACATCTTGTCATTATCTTCATTATCTTTATCACCTGACATAGTGTCATAAGAAAGAATCAGTAAATGATAATGCGCCATGTCTTTTAAATAACATGCTAAGTCAAAAGTAACATCATTATCACGCTTGCCAGTGGCAGTGCTTATCACGGTATATATGACTTGACGACCTATCTGTGAACGTGAATATCTATGGTTTACTGGGGCAGGCTTCTCTGTTTTAGATGGAATGACAACACCCTTAAGAACATTTAAGTGATAGCCTTTCATAAATGGTGCAGACCGTGCAATATTAATAATTCTTGTTTGTGCTACTAAATTTCGTGCAATCCTTCTTCGCTCTTCATTATTCAAACCTTCCATTGTATCATTTTCAGTGAAGAACTTTGCAAGAGGCAAGCCTTTACCGATTAATGTTCCAATTCTAATTTTACTTATTTTATTAGGATTATATTTAGCTTCTGGTATTAGGAATTTTGTTCTAGTTTTGGCAGCAGATGTTGATGGTTTAAATCTAACGTTACTACTTGCCGCATCATGTCTTCCTATACTAGATCCACCTAACCTGGATTGTGGGTCAGCACCAATAACTCTACCGATATGCGGAGGTGATTTATTTACATATGAAGATGATAACACACCATCTTTGATTTGTTCTTGTACAAATTCTTGATTACTTTCATTATTAGGATTACCCAATTTAAACCTACATTCATTAACTGAGAGAGGTCTATCAGTAACACCGCCAGTAGTAACTTCCTTGTTTAAATAGTTATACGCACCATCATCTTGGTCAACTACAACTTGTTGAATCATATATGCAGACTTAGTAATAAGTGTTGAAATGAAGTCTGCAGTAGGCAAATCGCGTTTGGGCTCACCTTCAGCTGATGGACCTCTAGCAATATTCACTGCAGTCGCATCTACAGCATCTGCCGTAGTATTATTATTTGTAAATCCAGCCGCACTGCCTGTTGACGGACCAACATTTGCAGTATCAGCAGAAATTGCTTGATCAGCCATTCCAGTTAAGTCACCATGGAAAGTCGTTGCATGCATAGATGTTGAATTAATTCTTGTTCCAGTTATTGTTTGTGAATTTAAAGTATCAGTAGCATACATACTTTTTGAAGTAACAGTATCAACTGCCGTGATAGAATGTCCAGTGTACATATTATAATTAAACATCACCATATTTTCACCGCCAATAACTCCTACATCACCAGTAAGTGCTAATTCCGGTGCAGCTATTACAATGCTTCGTGATGTCATTGAAGTAGCTACTTCAGATGTAATTGATAATTCTTTACCAAAGTTTAAATCAGCTTCACCTCTAACTATAAGTCCATATGTATTTTTAACAGATTCTTTAAAATTTCCTAAGTATGTATGAGTCACATCTTTTAATACGGTCACACTTTTTACTTTTTGAACTGTCTCTGCCATCATTCCAATAATACGTTTAGTATATGAACCAAACACATTAACAATCCAATGACCTGCAATTTTCATGCTATAGTCACCACCAACCTCTAAATTAAAATCACCACCAACTTTTAAATTCAGATCACCCGCATATGACAAAGTTCCGTTACCTTCAACAACCATATGGCTATTACCTGAAACAATATCAACACGTGTATCTCTTGAATTAATAACAATAGAACCATCAGGTTTCATTTCTATGCCAGAGCCAGATGCATGCTTTAATAGTATCCTAGGACCGGCCGCAGTATCATCATATATAATTACATGTCCACTTGCAGTTTCTTTTACTTGTGCTTTTTGATATTCACTTGGAGTTTCATGATACATATTAAAACTTTGATCAGCAACTGCTGCATCAACTTCCAAGTTATGAATTGCTGCACCTTTTGCAGATTTATTGAAACCCGACTGAAAAAAGTATTCTGCTTTAGGATGCTCTCCTGTTTGATCTGCAAACGCATCATTAGCTTTACCAGCTTCTGAAGTATCAAGACCTGCTGATTTTAAATATTCTAATTGATTATTAATTAAACTCATATCAATCTCCTCCTCCGGCATACGGTGTTCCGTCGTATTCGGATCCGTCAGTTTCTCGTACTAATGTAAATATACTATATCTGTTTACATCATCACCGTTCTGCAATCCAGTTGTGCGATCATCGTGTATGTCTGGAGTCCAGGCACGATTTATTTGACCAGTAACTTTAATACGAAGTATGCGTGCAGGATCTTTTTCGTCTAATACGGATGCATCAATAATAATATCGCCTTCTTTAAAATATCTATCGTGATTAAAATTAATCCCATCAATCAATAACATTTGTGCTTCATTTTTATTATTAACTGTAAAGGCGGGTTGTGGTCCGATTTCACTGGCTACGATTGCTGGCATGGGTAATGCTGATACCGTACTAGCCTCGGCCTTTGGTACTACAACATCTTTCTCTGGTTTATTCAAAGCATCACTGCCAGTTGTTACTGCGTTTACAGTGACAAGACTTTCAGTACCGATTTCAGCTTCTGCACCGGTTTTATGGTTTATTTTATTAAAATTATTTTTTACATATTCAGACACGTCAAACCCTGGATCGATTGCCCATTCTTCTTCTACATCTTGATGCCCGAATGCTAATCCACCTTCAAATGCTGTATAGTACGCTGTCATAAATATTTTAAAGCTATTATGTTGAGCAGATGTAAAGTTTTCAGATCCATAAGTAAGTGTTGCATTTTCTTGTTCAGTAATGAAATTATTAATTCCTCCAATAAACACTAAACCAATACTGTTTGCATTATGCCCTTTTGCATGTTGACCTGCAATTGCAACAGGTCTTCCTCTTTCTATATCACCATTTCTCTTAATGATATAATGATAGGCACAACCCGCTAAGTTTAACTTATTACTTTCATGATGCAAATCAATTGCACCAACATGAGGTTGATCTTTAAAATGACCTGAATAATGCACAATTACTGAAGTGATATCTCTATCAACATTTGCAAGCTCAGATAACAATTCACCAGCGCTATTAACTCTTGCAAACATATATCCTGCACCTTTTACATTAGGTGTCCTAGCTTCATCAATAAGAGTATTTGCACCATCCCAATCAGCAGTAACAGTATCTACATCTATTACAGCTGAAGAAGCTGTCTGACCATCACCTTGAATATTATCACTTAATGATGTTGTTACTCCGCTTATTGTATTAATTAGTTCTGCACTTGGTAATCCAAAAACTTCTTGTACAGCAACACCTATTGCTGCTGAGCTTGTAACAAATTTTGTACCAGCCAGATCTGGATGTTTTGCGGTTGTGTTATTACCAATTGCATTTGCTCTACTTTGTCTAACTGCAGCTTGTTGAATTGTTTCAACTGCTTTGTTTGAATTCTCGTTTTTAATATCAAATAGAACGGTTGCAGCATCACCCACTTCTAACAAATTATGAGTGACTTCATTTACTCTTGACTCAATGTGGTTTTCAACCGTTAGCTTTACATCTTGCAAATATCCTAAAGGATTTGCTAATGTTTCATCTATCTTAGCAACCATATTTAATGATTTATTTGCTTCAGCTATTTTTCCATACACTTCTCTATTAATAACACTGCCTAATCCACCTAAGCCATTTGTAAGTTTTCCTACTTGATAATCTAATTTGCCAAGTTCTGGAAAAGACCCTGTTATGTCAAGCCCTAATTTTGCGACGGCAGTTTCTAAATTTGCGACAGAAGCTAAAGAATTTTTAAGAGTTGCACTTAAGCCAGTAGGTACTAAATCTTTCATAACAAGATTGAAATCTGGCAGTGTACCAGTAAGAGTTTTTATGTTTGATTGTATTGATTCAGGTGTACCTGCAAGAACCGATGCTTTTCTCCTACCATTTGCAAATGCAGTAGTCGCACCTTTTGGCGTAATCTTACTTCCATCTGCAGTAGTAATCTCAGCACTACCTGAAACTTGTGCTATTAATACTTTTTGTGCAGCTGTTAATGTTGGAGCCATCAGCGCACCTTGACCTGGAATATTTTCTGTAAGTGTAACAAGTGGTGCAGCAACTGGCAATGTTGCAATAGATCCTACGGGTATTTCAATCACTTGATTAACTGTTTTTACACCATTTAATGATTGACCGACAGGCCCACCAAATGCACTAAATTTTAGACCAGTCATAGCTGAAGCGGCCGTGTCTAATGAATTTGTTAAATTACTAATATTCAATGTATCGGTGATATTAGCTAGCTTTTCATTTAACTGCTCGATTCTCATTTATATTTTCCCTTAATGACTCAAGTAACCGCTAGTGCCAAGAACATATTTGTTATAATAACCCTTCGCAGCATTGATTCTTTCTTCTAAACTTTTTGATTTGCGGTATGGTTTAGTCGCGCCTAATGCTGTGCAATATACCTCATTATTAGCATTCATCATCGGAGCTGGTGCACTACCTTTCCAATTGAATCTACCGTTCTGTGGTCGTTCATAATATCTACATACAATATAAGCAGCATCCGCAGGATTACTTACCTTTGATAACTTAGAACCAGTGCTTGATTCTTTATGATTTAATTCCCATATAACCCATTTACATTGTGTTGATAATGCTCTCCAACTTAAACCATTACGTTCTGCCCATGGTACTATACCGGATCCAGGATATGAAGCAGATTGCCATCTATCATTTCTCCATTGTGCTAAACCAAATGCAGGCATTCCTCTATCATTTGCATTTACTGCTTCGTTCCACGGCCCACCTATATACACATCAAACTGTGAACTTCTACTAGCATTTGGTCCAGATTCATATCTGAAATTTCCCATTAAACCACATACAGCCGCTCCAGATAAACCACCTTCAAGTAATGAGTTGTATATTTTTTCTTCAATGTCTGTCCCAGGCATATTAAGGGCATCTGTTAAAATAGTCTCATCATGCATGAATTCTTGGTTTCCAACAATCTTGCCGGTAACATCTTCATTGTCTAGCCCGCCTGCAACAAAACTTCCAGTAATTCCTCCATAACTTTTAAATGATGAACCACTACTTGGATCGGTTTGTTGAATCATTGAAGGTATTTGAGTTGTAACAATTGATCCTATTATAAGAGGTGTTTGCGAATTCTTTCCATCTAAAAACATACCATACACAAATGCATTATCACTTAGTTGAGGCACTTCACCGATACCTGATACCCCAGGTTCAGTTGCAGGTATTACACATTGTGCCCAAGGCAAATCTTCATTTGAAATTTTTGCGTTGTCATCATGGATTCCAAAGATTCTTACTTTGTATCTGCCCATAGCTGCTGGATCACCACCTGTAATAACTCTTCCTAAGAAAAATCTAGGATCATCGCCCCAATATTTTTGGTTTATGCTTTTCATTTATCTTCTCTCAGTCGCAAGTTTTGTTAAAAGTAATGATGTAGTGAAACCTGTATCACCTTTTGCAAATGTATGAGCAGCTTCATAAACTAACCAATGGCCTGATTTCTTAATATCTATTTTCTGACCTTCTGATACTTCTGGACCTAAATGTTGGCCTCTATTATATAATACATTAATTTTGTTACCAATAGAAAGGTTTGCATCTTTAGCAATGAAATTACGTCCAGGAACTGTAATTTTTAAACTTGATTTCTTTAAATAGTTTCTTAGACATCTAGCAGTTATTTTAGTTTGATGAGCACGTGGTTCGACCATTTCATCATATCCTCTATTGCCATCATCAGTCTCAGTTGAACTCATTGTTTTAGAAGTTGTAATAGATGTATAAGTGTTAGACATAAAATTGCCTATTCTTCTGCCGTCAAATGTAAGATTAGGATCATACACTACAGTGTCTTTAGATCGATCAAATATATTCACATCAAATAAATGTTGGAACATGTCTTCAGGATCATGGTCAACTCGTTGTGTTTGTCCAGTATAAGTATCTATAAAGTTATAACTACATGGTCCTAAACCGTGAGCACTATATTCCATTTGATTCTCACCACTAACAAGTTCAGAAGCTAATATCAAAAAAGACTTACGTTCATCGGTGACAGTCTGTCCGTGAGTAGCAAGAGTGTATGAATGGGTGTATGGCATTAGTGTATCATTAATTGCTGGACCAGTCAACATTGATTCTAAATCTAAAAATCTGATTCTATCATCGCCCATAGATGCAAATATAAAGTATGGCAATCCAGTTGCAGATATGCATCTATCACATAACCATTTTACTGCATGTAATGGTGACATATTTGGAATATTCAATTTTAAATTTCCATCAAAGTATGGCGGCTTTGTTTTATCATGTAGCAACTCATTGGATAAAAGATAGTTATTCGCTGATGACTTTCTATCAAGTGTTGACAGTATAGATTCAATGACATTAGTAATTGAGCTTTTAAATGTAGTCTCTGATCCTTTATGCCCAATTATTTTTTTAAATGTTCTATTCAAGGAAGTGACTTGTGATTGATAATATCTTTCTTCAACTAATCGGAAAGATATTGTTTCATTTGTATCATTCGACTTTACAGATGAAAGAATCTTATGTGTCATAAAATGTTTTATTATCGGTGTAGCATTATCCGAAGTTTGAAGCTTAATAGTCCACCTTTCAGTTCCTTGAAAGTTCATAGCATCCAACAAACCCACATTATCTAGAATTATAATCTTAGCTGTCAGATATGGATTCTCTAAACTTTCAAAGATTTGTAATTCCATAGTCACTTGTGAAAGTTCATATCCGGATTCATTATAATCTTTCCACCTATCTGCAGTGACTATAACTGAGCCTAGGGTATACTGTTCTGGATCTACTGGAGAGTTCATTTTTAACCGCCCATTAAACTATTAAAAGTATTAAAGACTAAATCAACACGATCAGCTCTTAACACTTTTATAATTTTTAATTTATTATTCTGTTCTTCAACAGTATCAAAGTGGGTCTTCTCTACAATAAATGCACTTTGAGTTTCAATAGCTGGATCAATATCCACCCACTCTCCCGCGGCGTTTTCATAATGATGTGCACTTAAAAACTCTGATGATGATGACTTTAATATAGCGTGTTCATACACAGTAACGCCTTCATATGCTACTGTTGGATTAGGATCTAATAATGCTGCAGGGTTTTCTGTTACTCTATTAAAATAAACTACTTCACCATTTTGCCAACTGCCACTAGATCCACTAATAATTATTTGTCCTAAATCTAAATCTTTTCTAATAACTGTTCCTGTTGCACCTGATGTTAGACCTTGCAATCTAGATCCAACTTTAAATGTTTGTATAATGTTCTGGACAGGGTCTGTGTGACCTACATGGCCAGTACCACTTCCATCAGTTCTGAAAACTAATGTAGTGTGTGGATATGAGTCTTTAACTTGTTGTACCAATTCAGCATAACTTAATGGCCACCCTTGTCTTCTTATATGTTCGTTCATTAAATACAATGTCCAATAATATTTTTGGTCACCGTAAAGCTTTGCTGATAACACATCTGGTCTATCACCATCAATGATATTATAATTTAAATATGATTGCTCGTCAAGCTTAAATTTATCTACTACATTTGCATATGAGCTTAAGGCTGGAAAGACTGATACTTTATTATCAGCATCTCCAAATAAGTAGTAAGTGCGTGGAAAATTACTGAAATATGACATTAGAATCCTTCCTGTACGTCTTGTTTAGACAACAGTTCATTCTCTTTAAACTGCAACTGGATATCTACTTCTTGCCAAAAACCACCTTCGTAAAATGATTGCTGAACTTGATTAAAATTAGAGCTAACGGATCTTAAATAACACGGTTTCAATTTAATCCATTTTGCTTTTTGACCTTCACTGGTATCAGCAAACCCTGATTTTGTATAATGCATACTAATGTCTATTTCATTTGGAAACTTATACGCGATAGCTAAAGGATCACCCAACGCGCCAATATCAGCA